GTCATCATTACTATAAATTTTAGTATCCAGTATAATGTTACTGAATGACGTTTTTATATAGTTTTCAAAATCTGGAGCAGTAACAAGTCTATATTGAGATCTAAAACTACCCGGAGCATTTTTTCTTATACTCTCTACACTCTCTGGGGCGTTATATACAGTAGAAGGATTAGAGTTATTAAAGCTTAGTGTATTTAAATTTGTATCATCAAGATAAGTTAAATCAGAACTAAATACATCTGCTTTTATTTGATTAAATTGAGCTGTGTTGTATGCGACTGCAGGTAAATCCGCTATGTCCTCAGCTCCTACTTCTCCGTCGGTACCTAAAGATTGCAGGTAGTATACTGCAACCAAATCATTAGTATTTATTCTTTTGCCGTTTATATCATCTCCGAATTTAATTTCATAATTCCGAGTTTCATTATATCTGACTTCATATTTTTTAGAAGTAGCGTTTTCTAGGTATAAAGTATCTACGCGTTCCCATTGTTCCCACTTACCAGTCTCTATACTTTTTACGTATACATCTATATTAAAATGATCTATAATTACTCCGCTTCCAGGGGCTACAAACACGGTTTCATTATTAATACCTTGAGCGGTATAAAGAGGGTATTCTGTCCATTTTCCTTGGTACAATAAAGTTTGACCGCCAACGCTATCTAAAGCTTGTTCCCCGGAAAGAGTCTTACTAAAAGAAATATCTTTATTAAAATTATACGAGCTGTTATTAACTCTAATAAAAGTATAGCGAGGTATTGTATAAGAACCTATACCTAAAGTATTACTTGCGCTGCATGAAAAAGTAAGAGTAGGAGTCTGAGCTCCAACAGGGGAATAATTTATGAGTTTTACTATTCGGTTTATATTTTCGTATATTTGAGACTCACTAAAGGTAGATTCAGATGAAGTCTTGTTCAAATAAAACATTAACGTATGAAACGAATAAGCAACTATATTAGTGATAGCGGTAAGGTTTGACCCTTCTAAATACTGATCAGTAAACAGGCCACTTTCAGAAAGTTTATTACGTATAAATTCTCTTAAAGAAACAGCATCAAACGCAACATACTCGTTTGGTTGTACGTTGAGATCTGTGTTATCTGTGTTTGTTGTTGACATTGTTAGGAAAGTGTAAATCCAGTCTTACTAAGTGTGCCCGGTATACGTAGTGTTGAACTTAAAATCGGTATTTCAATATTTAATACTATATAATAAGTTTGCTCTATTTCGTCTATTTCTATTTCAATATCTCTTATAACTATACGGGGCTCGTATCTAGTCAAACCGGTTAGTATAGTGTCACCTATAACGCGACCATTAGTTTCAGTTAACGGGTCAAATAAAAAACGTGCTAAGTTAAGCCCGTATTCTGGATTTAATAAGTTTTGTCCGGGTATAGTATTAAACAAATTTAATATTGAATTCTTTACTGCAGTTTCATCGTAGTCCGTAGAAATATCTCTAGATATAGGGTTATCTAAATCAAGATGCAAATCCGAATAAGTATAATTATTCGTAGTTAATTGCAACTTTTGAAGCCCTGTAAAATTAAGAGACGGCATTGTAAATTACTTAGGGGAAGGATAAGTAATATTATACATGAAAAATAGCAAGTTTAATCCACTATTTGAAACAATTTATAATCGCTTTCAAAACGGTAACGGGTTTTTAGCAGGTGATGTAGTTAAATTTAAATCAGATTATAAAAATTTAGATTGCTATAAAAAACTTGGTGAAAATGTAAAACAGCGCATCGAAGACATGATTAAGACTGGTAACAATATTCGTGTAGGCCGTCTACATAATGCGCAGTTTAGTAATAGCTATGGTGCTATGGGAGGTACTGATGCACCTGCTCATTTAGCTGATTGCTATGAAGAAGTAGCTCCAAGCCTTTGGAGAAATTTAGTCACTATACCGGTCGAGTGCTTAGAAACGGCTAACCCAGCTATAGATTTACCACCGGTACCAGCTAACCAAAAGGATAAACCACGTGCTTATCAAAAGCCTTTAGAAGCAACAAAAGACAAGCCTAACGAAGGCGCTGAAATTGATGAACAAACTAAAGTAGGTAAAAAGCAGACTCACGCTCAAAAAGGAGATTACGAATTAGCTACTAAAAATACTAAGCTTGACAACGCTAATAATTACGATGATAGTAAGCCTTCAAAAGCAAAAGGTCAAGAAAAAGCTAAAGAGCTAAAAGAATCTTTTGAAGGACTGTACGAGCGTATGCTTACTGAAGATATTGGAGCTATGGGGCAGAGTGCGCCTGGAGCTCTTGACGGAGGAGATCAGCTTGCCGGTAACCCACCAATACAATCTGAAGAAGAACAGATGCCTTCTTCAGTTGCGCTACCTTCCCCAGAAGAGATGGAAAGTATGAGTGATGAAGAGGTATTAAAAGCATTTCACAAATTAGGTAAGTCCTTAGGGAATAATCATGCTAAATTCTCTCAAGCAGTTCATGATTATACCAGCCAAATAAGCCCAGAACTGTTACAGCGTATTAAAGATTTAAGCCATAGAAATAAAGCTAACAAAGCTGGCTTAACGCAATAAGACAACTAAAGAAATTAATTTCTTGGTCCATAACTAAAGCACTTTTATAAAGACTATCCGAGACTTGCAGTAATGCAAGTCTCTTTTTGTCTTCAGGTATAGAACTCTTATAAACTGCATTAAAAAGATCTTTAAGTAGCTTAGGATAATCGTTACCAAAGGTTTGTTCACTCTCAATAACTATTTTGCGCAAAGACATTAAGTTTTCTTTATTAACTATTTTTTCTAAAATTTCCTGTGCAAACTCTTCATTATTAATAGTATCTTTAATACAAAGCTTACTATCAATAATGTTACGTTGTACGAAATTAATAATACGGCGTAGATCAGGGTAATTATAACGAATTACTTCTTTGAGTCGTTCGACTTGTTCACCGTCAAAGGTTATATTTTCGTTTTGTAGAATATAAACTATTCGCTTAGCATATTCTTTAATAGGAGGAGTAAAATCAGTAAAAACTTGACAGCGAGATTGAATGGGCTGAATAATACGGTGTAGATAATTACCAGTGAGAATAAAGCGGGTATTACCGGCGTATTCTTCCATAACGTTACGCAAAGCTCTTTGCCCTGCATCGGTAAAGTTATCAAACTCGTCCAGAAAGATAATCTTAATTTTTCCGTCAATACTCTTAGTCTGCGCAAACGATAAGATAGAGGTACGGACTTCGTCAATACCATTCTTCTCGCTAGCGTTAATGTATAGGTACTGTGCATCTAAAATTTCATTAATAATAACCTTTGCTAATGTTGTCTTACCAGTACCTGCATTACCGATTAGGAGCATATTGGGTACTTCTTGCTTCTTTCTACATTCCTCAACAAAAGAGCGTAGAGTGTCAGTAAGAACTATATCAGCCAAATTATTAGGCCGATATTTTTCTACCCAAATATTTTTGAGTTGTTCGTTAATAGACATTACTTTTTATCAGACGATCCAAAACCCTTTTCACCACGGGCTGTTTCGTGCACTTTCATTGACCACCCTACATTTGATTGTATTAGTGGGTATACAATTAACTGAGCAATCTTGTCCCCTGCTTTTACGGTATAGTCTGCTTTACCAAAATTATAAAGTTTAATACCCATATCTCCACGGTATGAATTATCAATAATACCAAAATGTGGAGCAATGCTATGTTTAAACCCTAAACCAGACCTACCTTCAACTCTAAACCAATAACCTGGTGTAATATAAGCTAGTTTAAGTCCAACTGGCACTACTGCAGACCCCCCATAAGGAATAATAACATCTTCTACCGATGTTACATCAAGCCCTGAATCTCCTTGGAAAGGATTATTGTGGTTATACCCGGGGAGTACAGCCGCATCATGAGTCATTACAAATCTAATATCTACTGGATACATATAGAGTATGATAGAGTATGCCATTGATAAATCAATGCTTGCCAATAAGTATTCTTAATGAATCCA